GCAACGTTTATTCCGTCATGAACCTGGGAGGTAGTAGTGACGTAACAGTGGCCCACTAATCTATGAAGAAGTGGGATATGAAAGATGAATTATGGTAACCGGATTGCCTTAATGAACCGATTCTTTCATAGTCGGCGTAAGCCGCTTTCGTGCTTAATTGCAATTCTACCATAAGGTTATATTCCCCAAAAGGGTGAAACCGGAGGTTAAGACAAATAGTAAATCACTCCAATAATCTCTTCAAATGAAGATAAGGTGAGAAATTCATTACTGTTTGAGTTGGACTTCGACGGTCCGGATCAATGCATAGTCTAATTGGGACGTTACGGTATGGATGTGATGACTTAGTTTTATAAACACAACGCTTTGTGTGGAAACAATGATAGTATAAACATCTGAACGTTCTTTATCTCTGTGCAAACGAGTGGCCGGGAGGCTGCTTGATTCGTTCTGTCAAGTCAATCGAAAAGTGTAAAAACGTACATGCCGAGCTGCATGTACGGTGTGTTTACGACGACCGCTGTGCCCCTTAAAAGCCCTCCTAATTACAAAAAACCCCCCCTTATGACACACACTATAATAATGAAGAGGGTTAATGATGAAAACGTTTCAATTACACCATGCGGCGAAGTTAGCAGAAGGGCCTTAAACCTTCCTCAGTTAGAAACTGGAGTGGTGGAATCCGATATAAATAATTTTATAATGGGTTTCATACATGTAATTTTTGAAGGAACAGATTTCAATCACACTATTCCATTTACCAAACGAGTGCATACTCAAAGACTTGTAGGGTATTTAATGTCTCATAAAGTATACAATTTTGATTTAACAAGAAATGGGAGACAATTAAACACTTATGATGAAATATATAATGGGGATGTGATTCATGTTGTCGGTGGATTCGATCAATATCTGGCCGATAAATGGAATCGCATAATGCATTCAATGAATGGAAATATGAAACCTTCCAAAAAATTTAATAATAAATTAATAAAGGGAAATAATGATACTGGTACTGTCCAAGAGAAAAACAGGAAAAATGGAGGCAACGGATGTAAGAAGTCCCAAAAGAATTCTAATAAACAGAAATTGGATTTTTATGCCAATAAAAGGGCAGTTAATTATGTTTACAAAGAAAATAATCAGAGTAAATTGGAAGAAGTAAATGAATTTCATGATTACGGCATGTATGATTTATTTGCTATAACAGGATTTATACCTGAAGACAAACGCACTGTTGTGGGGCTGAAGAAAGGTGGATATCGGATACAAGTAGTTGTACCTCTGGAAATGTCGCAGTCGGAGAAGAATGATCTAGAATCTTTCCGAACTCGATGGTATCAACATTATGCTGATTTCGCTGAGAAAGAGATTAATTTTGAAAGAGAAGAAATCATGCAAAATATACCTTTACCACCATTACCGCAAGCTAAATTGGTACCAGTACCTCCACTGGCTAAACCCAAAGCGAAGGCTAGCATTGTAGATCACAATGTAGCGCTCAATGATGTTATCATTGACATTCCAGATAATGAAGATTCTGGAAATGAATCAGATAATGATTCAGAATTAACAGAAATAATCATAGATAAAGGTCTAAGCTCAAAGAAGATAAATTTGATTCAATCTATGGTACCCAATTATGCCTATAAATACACTGATGAAAAAGATCAGGATATACCCAATAAAATAATGGCAGATCGACGAACGTCTTGGGCAAAACCTTCGAGAAAAAATCCGATGTATCGGTATCCGGCATATATAGTAGCTGTAGTTCTTATGGCTATATATTTTTGTGGATATTTTTACATTTCCGAACAAACAGGTTTAAATTTCTTGATAGTACACCCTTTTAAATCGTCATTGATTGTACAATTTTACTCTTTCATGCTGAAACAACTTCAAGTACTTGGAATCATAATTATGATGTATAAGTTTATGAGGTTTCCTTATCATGAATGGGAAGTAGTTAGACAACATAGTCGAGAAATGTCTTTTATTGTAGATTCCCAACATCCTTTGGTTACTACAAATATAACTGATCCAGATTTTCGAAGGCAAATGGATGTTTCTTTTAAATTAGCACAAGGAGAAATGTTGGTAACATATAAACATATCTATTCTTGGGAATATCATTATATATATTACGACGACACAGCAGATCGTTGCGTATCTAGAAAAGTTCATGAACACATTAGTACTGAAGAAGGAATGTGTTCGTTAGAGCTTTTGATGCAGATGACTGGACCTAAAACAACGGCATTGACCATTTCTGCAGAGTCAGTTATAGAAAGAATGGGAAACTCATGTAATTTGGGTCCATTCATAAATTACTCACGTAGTGATTGTCTAACTGATGATGTATTGAATAATACGGCAAAGTGTGCGGTTGATGTCATTCTTTCACATAGATATAAATATAACAAAACAGATATATATCAACAACATTTTCGCACCGAGGACAGAATACGAATGGGTTTCTGCCACCTCAAGAAGGTGCTAACCCCATTCTTTTAACGCATCATGTACCACGTATAGAGTCAGGCTATTACGTATATGGGTACAAATCGAAGGAAGTAGGTTTAGTCAGCCTACTACCTCCTGACTCGGTAAGGTATTCACCTCATAAGAATTTGGAAATGTATGATTCCTCTTATCGTCCACCCATGGGACGATGTAATGTAGATCACATTAAAGCAATACCACCGAAGACTGATATTACAGATCCGATGTCATTACTGACCGGAATATGTAAAAGAATGGCCTATGATCCACCCAAACCGAATCGAAAAATGAGACGAAGATTCCAAAGATTTGTGAGACGGTGGTTAATAAAAAATTTAGAACCATTCGCCCCGGATGAAACTTTCGATTTCGAAGAATGGCTTTCACACACCAATTATCCAGATTGGAGGAAAGTAGAAATCAGAAAGGCTCGTAGAGATGGACCATACTTAGATGGTGAAATAGATCACCCAGGTAATTCAGATTATAAAGTTAAATTATTTACTAAAGAAGAATATTACCCTGAGTATAAACATTTCAGAGGCATTTGGGCAAGGGAAGATGCTGCTAAGGCAGTCATGGGACCCTTTTTTCATAAAGTAGAAAAAATACTATTTGCATTGCCAAATTTTATTAAAACCGTTCCTAAAAATGAACGACCACAATTTATAAATGATCTACTCAAAGATGATTCATGTAAATATCAATGTACCGATTATACATCTTATGAGAGTCAGTTTACATGTGAATTGATGCAGCAATGTGAGTTTGAGCTTTACAGGCATATGTCTAAAAATAATCCTCAAGCCCAACGTTACTGTCAGTTAATTTTCAAAATAATTGCAGGATCTAATGTGGTAGTAAACAAATTCTTTACAGTGATGGTTGATGCAAAGCGTCAATCTGGTGAGATGAACACATCACTAGGGAATGGATTTACGAATTTAATGATTTTGAAGTTTGCTAAATATGTATTTAAATTGAAAGACACTGAAGATATAGTCGAAGGGGACGACGGGTTGGCTGCCTTGTCAGCCGACATCCCCAAACAGTTTTATGATGACATGGGTTTGAATGTCAAGATGGAGACAGTGGATGATATCTCTGAAGCCAGTTTTTGTGGGTTAGTATATGATCCTGAAGAACTTACAAATATCAGAGATCCACGAGATACTTTAGCAACTTTGCCTTGGGTGACCAAGAAATACGCCTTTTGCTCTAAGAAAGTGTACATGTCTCTATTGAAGTCGAAGGCGTTGTCTTTGATATA